AGTTCTTGCCGATGGAGTAAGGACTCAAGCATCTCGGCCGAATATCCATGCCTATCAGCCTCATTCTAAGCAAGAAGCATTTCATAAGGCTACTGAACGAGTTAAGCTATTCTTAGGTGGCAACCGTTCTGGTAAGACTACTACTGGAATTGTTGAAGATATTTACTGGCTTAGAGGTCAACATCCTCATAGGCCAGTATTTGAGCCCCCTGTAGCGGGCCGTATTGTAGCGGTAGATATTCTACAGGGTGTTAATCAGATTATTATTCCTAATATTAAGCGCTGGATACCTCCTAGTTTACTGATCAATGGGTCTTGGGAAGATTCGTATAATAAGACTGATAGGCTTCTAACACTAGCTAACAAGTCTACTGTTGAGTTTATGACCTATGAGCAGGATGTAGAAAAATTTGCTGGAACTGCTCGACATTTTACTCATTATGATGAAGAACCGCCACAGCCTATTTATAATGAGTGTCAGGCTCGTTTGATTGACTTTAGCGGCTCTTCATGGCTTACATTGACTCCATTAGACGGCATGACGTGGATTTATGACGCTTTATACCTGGCTGGGACTGAGGGCCATAACTCCAATATTTTCGTTGTTGAAGCAGATATGTTAGATAATCCTAACATTAGTGCTGAAGCTGCAGCTGAGTACCTAGCTGGGTTGGATCCTGATGAAAGACAAGCTAGAGCGCATGGTAAATTCGTTCAGCTTGGCGGTAAGGTCTATAAAGCATTTAATCCTAGTATCCATGTTGTACCTTCGTTTATTCCAGATAAGAATTGGGAATGGCACTGTAGTTTAGACCATGGCTATAATAATCCCACTGCAGTGCTATGGCACGCTATTTCTCCTGATGGGCATATTGTTACTTTTGATGAGCACTATGCTAGAGAAATGACTGTAGCTGAGCATGCTGATGTAATTAAGAAGAAAGAAGCAGCTTGGGGAGTTATTCCTGAAATTAGAGTTGCAGATCCTGCTATTGCTCAGCGTCAAGCTGTTACAGGTACTTCTATTCAAACTGAATATGCACTTAATGAAGTTTACTGGGGCCTTGGTAATAATGATGTTTCTGTTGGGGTAAATCAAGTAAATAAGTATTTAATGGAGGATCCAAGAAGTGGTACTCCATTCTGGACTATTACTGATAACTGTCCTAATTTAATACGTGAAATGCAGCGGCTGCGCTGGAAAACTTGGACCAGTAAGAAAGCTCAGTTTGATAATAATGCGCATGAGAGTATTCATAAGAAGGATGACCACGCATCAGACTCAGCTAGGTATGAAATGACGTATATGCCTGATCTTACGCCGATTTTTGAAAAAGAAGCTGTAAAGAATATTCCTCAGAATCATGGAACTGTTCGATACGACCAAGCTCTTGCAGAAGCTTTAGATAATAATAGGCATAGCAGCACCGAATGGAAAACTTTTGCAGGGTCAGATTTATTTGCTCTTGAATATGATTGACAGTCTAGGTAGACTTGAGATGACCAAGACTATAGGAGGAGCTATGGCTCAGCCCCTGTTTAACGTTAATGATGGCCCCAATGGACGAGATGGTGGTCCTTATTTAGATCAGGTTCAGCAGAGGGACGCTGAAATTGCGCGAGCTGCTGCTGAGGGTCGCGAGCCTGATTTTGAGAATATGGTAAGTTCTCCGGGTGTTCAGTTAGTTACTGCGGAGCAGTTGGTTAAGATGCACCACATGCAGCCTTCTGAGCAGGATAAGCCCCTTCTTGACGCTACAGCTGTTCTTGCTAATGTGGATAACCCTGATGTGGGTGCTAATCCTGTCGGTATGACGGTAGAAGAAGAGGAAACTGAAGTAGAGGAAGAGGAAGTTGCCTCTACTTCTGACGAGAGTGTTAACTTTTTCGAGTAAGGACTAGTTATGCCAAGCGGCGAAACTTTACAGAGCAGAATGCGTTTATTAGATAAGCCTCTTCTGACTCCAGGGAAGTGCGCGGTTTGTGGTGCTGTCGACAAGAAGGTAGTAGATACAGGTTCAGACCTTGATTGGTATGGACGTATTTATTTCTGCTTAGACTGTGGCATCCAGATCGGCACTGTATTTGGTATGCGTGATGCGTTGGACTATACGCAGATGCGTCTTGATTTAATGGCATATAAAAATCGTGTCGGTTCTATTATAGCTGCTCTGGCAGGAGTTACAGATGCTGTTAACGTTGCTTTTGATAGCGGCATTGCTAACGTTCGTAGCATTCTTGCTGCTGATGCTGGCTCTAATGAAGATTCTTCAAAGACAGAATCTCTTTCAGATGGAGATGCTAGCTCAGTGGAACCAAGTATCACAGAGTCAGATGAAGATAGTAAGTCAAAGTTTGAATCTTCTTTCTTCAAAGGATCCTCTAGCTTATCAGATGCTACAAGCGGCGACTTTGGAATTAAATTCTGATCTATTTTCTGGGCCTTTCGATCCATCGGATGGGGCAGAAGCTACACGTGTTGAGGAACAGCGACTTGCCGGAGGGAGGAAATTAGAGGATGAGTATGATGGACTCGATGAGGATGCCCTCACAGACCTCGCAACCGCCCCTGGATATTTCAGCCCAACTGGCCAAGTCTAAAGATAATACTGAACTCAGTCAATGGGTACAGTCTGAGTACCAGAGGATGAAAGCTGCACGGTCTAAGTTACAGCTTAGCTGGTATCTTAATTTAGCTTTCTACTATGGCAACCAGTATGTAGAACTTTTGCCTTCATTACAAAAGCTTGGTGTTCCTAAGGTACCACCATATCGTGTTCGTTTAGTCTCTAATAGAATTAAGCCTATTATTCGTAAAGAGATGGCTAGACTTACTGCTCAGATGCCTAATGCTTCTGTTATTCCAGCATCGAGTGAAGATGAAGATCTTTATGCTGCATATGCTGGTGAAGCTTTATGGGAATCCATTTCTACTAATAAAAAGGTAAATATGCACTTTCGCCGTGCTATTTGGTGGATGTGCCTTACTGGAACTTCTTTTATTAAGACTTGGTGGGATCCTCAGTTACTGGATAAGTCTGGGATGCAAGGGGATATTCAGTTTGCTGCTGTTACTCCTTTTCATCTCTATGTTCCGGATCTTCGTGAAGAAGATCTAGAAGAGCAGCCTTATATTCTTAATGTGTACACTAAGCCTGTTGCATGGGCTAGTAAGTTTTATGGTCAAGAGTTTAAAGCTAATAGTGTAGCTGCTAATGAAATTATTAGTGATGCTTACTTGAATATTGGTACTTCTGATGCGTCTACTCAGGATAGTGTGCTGTGTCTGGAGCTATGGGCTAAGCCAGGCGCTCACAGGTTGCTTCCCGAAGGTGGAGTAGTTCACGTAGTAGGGGATCAAATTGTAGGACGTAGTGCCATGTATGCCCATGGTATGTACCCATTTACTAAATTCTCTCATATTCCTACTGGTAAGTTCTATGCTGAATCTGTAATCACTGACTTGATTCCGCTACAGCGGGAGTATAACCGTACTCGCAGTCAGATCACTGAAGCTAAGAATCGTACCGCTAAACCTCAGTATGTAATTGCCAAGGGCTCTGTAGATATGAAAAAGTGGACCACAGAGCCTGGTCTGGGCATTGAGTACCGTGTAGGTATGCCCCCGCCTCAGCCAATGCCGCTACAGCCGCTTCCTGCTTATGTTATTAATGAGCTGGACAGGCATATTGGCGACATGGAAGATATCAGTGGGCAGCATGAGGTATCCAAGGGGAATGCGCCTCCTGGAGTTACTGCTGCTACTGCTATTTCTTTCTTGCAGGAGCAAGATGACTCTTTAATGTCACATACTTTTGCTTCGGTTGAAGAAGGCTGGGAAAGTTTAGCTAAGCAGACACTTCAGCTTGTAGTACAGTTTTGGGATATGCAGCGTTCAGTGAAGACTATCGGTGCAGACGAAAGTTTTGACGTCTTACAGCTGGCCGGTTCGGATATTAAAAATGGTGTAGATATTCGTATGGAAGGTGGGTCTTCCTTACCCACTAGTAAGGCTGCTCGGCAGGCTCTTATTATGGATATGATGAAGATGCAATTCATTGATCCGCAAGAGGGTCTTAAGATGTTGGACATGGGCGGCATTAACAAGATTTGGCAGCGGATTAAGATTGACGAAGCTCAGGCTCAGCGTGAGAATATCCGTCTTAAGAATTCTGATCCTAATGCTATTATGCAGGCTCAGCAGCAGAAGCAGCAAATTGAGCAGGCTATGATGGCTAATCAGGGCCAGGTTCCTCCTGGTGTTCCTATGGATCCGCAGACTGGCATGCCTTTAATGCCTCCTTCTGTTCTTCCTGTTAACACGTGGGATAACCACGAAGTACACATTACTACGCACAATAACTTCCGTAAGACGCAGTCTTTCGAGTCTCTTCCAGAACCTATTCGTGCTGCTTTTGAAGAGCATGTAAATAGCCACCTTGCTGCTGTTAATGCTGCAATGGAGCAGATTCAGGCTATGCAAGGTGGTATGCCTCCTGGTATGGAGGACCCTAATGCAACAGGAGCCCCTGTAGCGGGCCCTCCAGGTAATGAGATGGGAGCACCTCCTAATGGCTGATTTAGACGTTCGTTCGATTCACAATATTCAGGATAAGCGTAAGGGTCGTGGCATTGTTGCTAGTGCGAATACGCCTCTTGCTGAAGTAGCCAATATGAAGGATGTTAATAGTCTTCGTACGCGGCTCACTGCTATTAGTGCTACTAAGTATTCGGCTGCTCGTCTGGCTACAATGACTGTTAATGATATGATTTATGCGGTACGTTTAGAGACTGCCGACGCGGCTGGTATTTAGTAAAAGCTTGACTGTAGTTCTACACTATAAGTAGGTAGCCAGGGCCGGAAC